GCGCCACCGGATTTCGTTGGTTATGGTGAACGGCGCCCGGCGCTTCGCCGCGGTCGTCAGCTTATGATGCAAGGCTTTGTTAATTCGAAGGTTTACGTGCTCGAAGTCTGTTGGCTTACGAGACATTGGGGGCTCCTGACTAGTATTTGGAGGGTCTACGTTGGACAATGTATGACAAATTTAATGATCTAGCAAGTCCCTTGCTTTTCAAAAAAATCCTAGTAATGTGGCCATACTTTTTGTCATTTGCATATGGACGAGAGCCAATCAATGCCCCCCAAATCCAACGCCTGCCCGTCGAAGGTTGACGAGCGTGAGCACACCACCCTTCCGGCGACGCTGAGCATTCCGCAGGCCGGGAAGCACTATTTCGGGTTGAGTACAAACGGCAGCTATGACGCGGCGGAGCGCGGCGAAATTCCGTACTTCACGGTCGGGCGGCTCAAGCGCGTCTCCACCAAGCTCATGGAAAAAATCATGGCGGAAGGCCCGGCAGCCTTAGAGGAAGCCAGGGCGGCGGCAGCGCTCATGCGCCTTAAGGCCGAAACCAGCCCGAAGAAAAGGGCAGCGCCGCGGCCTCGAGTGGCCGAAGCGCCCGTCTAATCAGGTTTTAAGGAAGATTTCTCGAACACGCAGCGGCCTTGTGCCGCCACCGAATTTGCTCGGCATAAGCCGGGCAAAAACCAGCCCGAAGGCCGCCTTTACTTTCCAAGGACGGGCGAGCGCCTTCGGGCCAATTCACGGAGAATACACACGATGTATTATAAAAGAACAGTTCCCTCAAGGCAACAGCGGCGGCGGAACAGCCGCGACATGCGCCGTTTGGGCCATATCGTTAGGAAAGTGCGGGGCTTAAGCCCTGCGGAAAAAGCCCTTTCCGCCGTCGAAGTCGGGTCCGGTTTTACGCGGACGGAATTGCATTGGTTAACCGGGGCAAGCCTCGGATACATCGCCACAGCACTGGCTATGACACCTGAGCAGAGAGCTGCCGTGCGCTGTGGCGAGAAGACGTTGTCGGGCATTCACAATGCCCGCCGTGCTTTGTCCCCCGATCAAATCATCGACCGCCTCATTGCAAGGTTTGGCGCCGAGTGCGTGGCCGACCGCGCGGTGGACGCGTGGTGGCAGGGCAGGGCGTCGGCGTCGGTTCCGGCGGAGTAAAGGAAAACGTGAAAAGGGCGCCCTCGATGAGGGGGCGCCTTTTTTCAATGAGAGGCGGTCGATATGGAAAAAGCACCTGCCAAAGTAGCTTCACTGGCCGTTAATTCCCGGCTGGAGAAATTTTTCTCCCGCGTTGATCCTACGCGGGGACGTGTAATTTTTGGGATCGATGCCACGGCAAGCCGTGAGTCGACTTGGGACATGGCCGCCCAGCTGCAATCCAACATGTTTGCAGCCGTCAGCGGGCTCGACGTACAGCTTGTCTATTATCGTGGCGACAATGAATGCGTCCGTTCGCGCTGGTTGTCGGATTCACGCTCGCTCAGCGACATTATGAGCAGGGTTTTCTGCAGATCAGGGCCGACACAGATTGGGCGACTGTTAGCACATGCACGGCGGGAAAATCAGCAGGAAAAAGTCCACGCCCTGATAATCATTTCCGACGCCTGTGAGGAGTGGCCCGGCGGTTTATACGATGCCGCTCGTTCTCTCCGTGACGTGCCAGTGTTCCTTTTCCAAGAGGGAAACGACGATAGTATCACCGCGATCTATCATGAAATTGCCCGTCTCACTGGGGGAGCCGTAGCGCGCTTCGATGCCGGCGCTGCCGATCGCCTCTCCGATCTGCTGAAGGGCGTTGCCGCATTCGCTACTGGCGGCATTGAGGCGCTTGCGTCGCAGAAGACTGCGGCGGCGACTCTTTTGCTCACTCAGCTCAAGATCAAGCGGTGAGGCGCGCGATGCAGATTATCAGCGCGGATGAGAGACTGCGTGAGCAGCGGGGAGTGAAAGCCCTGATTGTCGGTCCTGCCGGCGTTGGCAAGACAAGCCTGTTGCGGACGCTCGGCGAAGAGATGCTGGCCTCAACAATGTTTGTTGACATCGAGGCCGGCGATATTGCCGTAGCCGACGTTTCGGTCGCCAGCGTGCGACCGCAGCGTTGGGAAGAATGCCGCAATCTCGCCTGCGTCCTTGGCGGGTTCAATCCGGCGTTGCCGCCAACTTGCGCTTACAGCGAGGCACATTTCAATGAGCTGATGCGTAATAGCGAATTTGCGCAGCTCACCGGCTATCAAATCCTTTTCGTCGACAGTCTGACCGCGGCCTCCAGGCTGTGCTTTGCCTGGTCGGAACAACAACCCGAAGCGACCGGCGATCGTGGCCGCAAGGATTTGCGTGCAGTCTATGGGCTGCACGCCCGCAGCATGCTGGCGTGGTTGCACCAGTTGCAACACGCGCGGGGGCGCCATGTCTGTTTCGTCGCGGTGCTCGAGCGCAATGTCGATGATTTCAACGTTGCAACCTGGCAGCCGCAGATCGAAGGCGCAAAAACCTCGCGCGAATTGCCGGCAATCATCGATGAGATGATCACATACCAGTTTCTCGATTTCGGTGACGGCAAACCGCCCAAGCGTGGCTTTGTGTGCTCGTCGCCGAATAACTGGGGCTATCCGGCCAAGGATCGCTCCGGGAGGCTCGAGCAAATCGAGCCGCCCAATCTTGGAAAACTCCTCGACAAGCTAACTAGCAAAAAGGACCACGATCCATGAACAACAATCCTAATCCCTTCGACTTCAGCGACGCTGGGGAACAGCAAGGTTTCGAAGTCATCCCGGACAATACGGTCGTCGCCGTACATCTCACCGTCCGTCCCGGCGGCGCCGGACCAGACGGCTGGTTGCGGCGGGCGAATACCGAAAAGGGTGTCTCCGAGGGACTCGATTGCATGTACACCGTCACTGAGGGTGATCATGCAAAGCGCAAAATCTTCGGACTCTTTACCCTATCGGGCACAGGGCCGACGCACGCTGAAGCCGGAGAAAGATCCAAGGCGGCTCTCGGCGCCATTTTGAGATCCGCCCGCGGCGTCAAATATGCAGATGAAAGCGACGCGGCAGTAAGAGCGCAGCAAGTAACAGGCTACCAGGATTTTGACGGCCTCCGCTTTCTCGTGCGTGTCGGCGTGAAGCCGCCGCAAAACGGCTATTCGGCCAAGAACTTCGTCAAGGAGATCGTCACGCCGGATCAGCCGGGCTGGAGGCAGGTCGAACAGGTCCAAGCAGCTTCTAGGCCAACGCCCAGCGCCCAACAGCCCGCCGGCGGTACTATCCGTCCGGCCAAAATGGGCAGAGTGATCCATGGGCGCGCTATCGCGACAGGAGGACGCGTGGCAGGCAAAGGCGACCGCGACAGCGATCGCCGAGGCCCGCAAGGTTGTTTCGGCCGACAAGGCCTTCATGAACACGCCGATAGGGCGGCTGAGCGACCATGAATGGGGCTGGATCGTTGCCGCAACGCTTTTCGGTTGGATCTCGACCCGTGCGGAACAAACAATCGCCGAAGGCCGCGACGCCGAAGCGACGATCCGCTCGACCGGGATCCAGCCAGATCCGTGTGACGTTGCGGTTGTGCGCTCGATCCTTCCGGAGCTTGCCGAAGCGGCGAAAATCGATTGGGAGCAGCCGCCGATGGCATGGTCGAAAGACATCATGATCGATTTCCTAATGCTGGCGTGGCAGTTGATCAACAAGGCCGAGTCCGCGCGCAATGACAGGGAAATTTTCAGGAAGTCAGAATTCGACGAATTTAACGACCCCATCCCATTTTGAGCGGCCACAATGCTTGATTTTAATCACGCCGATCTATCGGAACGCCCCGTCAACGTGCTGCTCAATAAATTGATCGAACGGGCTGAGCCGCAGGACGAGAATGTCCGCCAGTATCTTGGCGCAAGTTCAATGGGCTCGGAGTGTCGGCGGAAAATCCAATACGACTGGCTTTGCGACGCGCAGTTTCCGGCGCGGACCCGCGATATTTTTGACCGCGGACACTGGGGGGAGGATCTGACCCGCCGGCATATGATTGCGGCTGGATTTGAATTCGCGCCAAAAGAGAAACTCGAATTCACCGCCGTCAATGAATTGTTTCGCGGCCATGCCGACGGAATTCTGACCGCCGGACCGCAAATTCCGGCGCTGCGGTATCCCTGCATTTGGGAACACAAATGCCTGAAGGCGAAAGGCTGGAAAGCCATCGAGCGCGACGGGCTCGTCGGACTTTATGCACCCTACGCCGGCCAGGTGGCAATCTATCAAGCCTATTTGGATTGCACCGTCAACGCGGCGCTTTTCACCGTGCTCAATGCCGATACCTGCGAGCGCTTGCATCTGCTGGTCCCGTTCGATGCCGAGCTGGCACAGAGGATGACTGACAAGGCGGTCGCGATAATCGAGGCGACCACGGCGGGCGAGCTGCTGCCGCGCATTACAGAGGATCCCGAGCATTGGCGCTGCAAAATGTGCGGGCATCGTGAGAGGTGTTGGCGGTGAGCGCGCTTAACGAGCCGGTCTCCAAGCGTATTGGCAAGTTTATCAGAATGTTTGGCTCGTCGTTTGAAAACGAGAGCCACATTGCCTTGACGATGCTGAAAAATCTCCTCGACGAGGAAGGACTGTCGTTCAACGATATCGCCACCGTGATTGAGAATTGGAACGGCGAAATCGAGGAATTGAAATATTCGGACAGCGATCTCGAAACGGTCTTTAACAAAGGCGTCGAAAAAGGTCGCAGCCAGAACAATGGGCGCATGTTGTCGAGGGATTTTTTCGACGATGACGCGCAACCACGCTGGATGGAAATTGCGCAGTTCTGCAAAAGCAACCCCGCCATAACCAGTCTCAAACCAAACGAGCAAGAATTCATCGAAGAGCAACTTTTTAAGCTGCACTACCGCACGCCAACCCGCCCAATGGGTGGCTTTCTTCTCAGCATCTTCTGGAAATTAGGAGGCTCATTGCGATGACCATGACGGCTATTCCCAATAAGCCTCGCACGTTCAACGCCGATCTTGCGCATCTGCCGGCCGCGCTGCTGCCACTGACCCGGTTGAACCGTTGGGTAATTTGGAAATGGGAGCTTCGCGCCAACAACAAATGGACAAAGCCGCCCTACAACCCGCGTTTCCACAACCAGCCGGCAAAGTCCAACGATCCTGCGACTTGGGGCAGCTATACCGACGCCGTGCTCGCCTTCACGCAAGGCCTTTGCGACGGTATAGGCTTAATGTTGAAAGACGGCGAGGTTGCCGCGATCGACCTCGATCATATCCGGGACTTTGCTACGGGGCAGGTCTTGCAATGGGCCGAGGAATTGTTTGCGGAGGCCTCTAGGGCGGGTTGCTATATCGAGTGGACTGTCAGTGGCACCGGAGCCCGAATCATTGGCGTTGCCCGTGGCAGTGAGCTGCATAAGCGGATAAACGTCAACCGGAAGACCAGAAGGCGGCAAGCACGGCGAGTTCCTCGAAATCACCAAGCGGCTTGATTGGACATTGTTGAAGCGGGTTGGCGAGGTCAGCGTGCTCGATGACGCGCTCGATGACGAAGAGATGCGGCCTGTAACCCTCGCCTGCGGCGGCCCCGGTTGGGATGAGGGCGTTGCGCTGCGCAAGGCATTGCTGCAGGCGATAGCATGAGGTAATCGCCTCTTGTGCCTTTGTTGCCAAGGGGTTAACGCTCGGCTCTTGGAGGGGGCATTGACCCATGTGGCGGCGCCGTGGCAGGCCCCGAAAATCAGGCATACGCCAGCCCTGCGGCCGGATCAGGCAGCCTACCGCTGCCGAGCGCAAGGCAGCCGCCCATGCTCGCCTAAATGCTGAGAAAAGCCTCGTGCTGGGGCAGCCGCACCGCCGGCGATTCGGCGACGATCAGCTGGCGGAATCACCCCTCGGCCGATTCGTTCTCGCCAATCGCCTGCCAAGGGAGCTTCACGATGCCGGCGCCGGCTATGCCCGGCTCAAGCGCCTTGCCCGCGCCGATGTTTGTGCTCCCGTGCCGCTTCCGGGATCCAGCCTAGCCGGCCTCGGGATAAGGGGCTACTCTAATCCTCTCGAGGTTAGCCCGGCCCAGATGCACGAGACGCGAAGCCGGCTGGCGCGGGCCCGCAAGTGCCTGAACGGCTCGGCCGAGATCGTCGATCGCCTCGCCGTGCAAGAGCTCGAGATCGGCGCGCATGAGGCGCCGGCGGCGACCAAGGGGCTTACGGCGCTGGCCGTCGAGTTGTGCCTTTTGCCCGCGAAGCCATGAGTGATCGCGCGCAATATCAATGGCTTGGTCTGATTTTCCGGACGCCGCTTCATGAAGCGGATCCTGGCCGATTTTGGCTCTAAACCGCCAAGCTCAAGGAAACCGAGCCTCTGGGAAGCCCGCTGGCGGCTTTTTCGGACCTGCCCGGTACCATGGTATCCCCCAAAATCAGCAGCTAAGCTTGTGGTGTCGCGGCGCCCATTTCGGCGAGGGTTTTGCATCCTGAGTCCCGCAAACCGACAAACCCGGTCTCGTTCAATCCAGGAGGGCGGCCGCGCCGCCGGGATGGCCAATGCCTTACCGATTGTCAGTCGCCCGTTTCAGTTGGCGGTGGAAATTTGCTCACTTCAGGCTGGCCGTTCTTGCCTTCCTTATTTGCATGGCCTGCTCTTTGAGGCTTGCAGCGAGAGCTTTGATTTCCTTCTGCTGCTGGGCGATGGCCGCTTCCAGCTCCTCCACCTTGCGGTGCTCCTTGAGGAACTCGTTCAGCAGCATCGCGTTCACCGCCTCATAGCGCACGGTGTTGACCTTGCCTTTGTCGTCGCGAGCCACCAGATCGGGGTTCACTTTTGCGACCTGCTCGGCCACCAGGCCGAACTGCGGGATGCCCTCAGGATCAAGCTTGTGCTTGTAGCGGAAGGTCACCGGTTTGAGCGAAAGGATCGCTTCGCTTGCCTTGCCCATCGGTTTGATCGCTTCCTTGAAACGCGCCGAGGAGGTCGCCGTGCCGAGCCCACCGTGAATGCCGACAAGGACCCCGACGCCACTCGCCACGACGCCGCCACGAATGCCGGCGATAACCGCAGCCCTCTGCACTCCCTCCGTGCCGATGCGGATTGTGTTGGACTCGCCGGCAACACCAAGGTTTCCGATATCGATATTGTTGCTGCCCGTGGTGAGATTTTGACCAGCGCCAGCGCCCACTGCGATGTTGCGGTTGCCGGTTGTGTTGGCAGCGAGCGCGAAAAAACCGGTGGCCGTGTTGAAGTTGCCGGTTGTGTTTTCAAGGAGCGCATCAACGCCGGTGGCCGTGTTGTCGAAGCCGGTTCTGTTCCTAAGCAGCGCCTGAACACCGGTGGCCGTGTTCTCGAGGCCGGTTGTGTTGTGATCGAGCGCACCAAAGCCGGTGGCCGTGTTGTTGCTGCCGGTTGTATTGCTAAAGAGCGCGATGACGCCGTTGGCCGTGTTGGAGAAGCCGGTTGTGTTGTTTTCGAGCACATCTGCACCGGTGGCCGTGTTGTTGCCGCCGGTCGTGTTCCTAAAGAGCGCACCAATGCCGGTGGCCGTATTGGAGAAGCCGGTTGTATTGAATTGGAGCGCAGCTTCGCCGGTGGCCGTGTTGAAGTTGCCGGTTGTGTTGTTGGCGAGCGCAGCAGCACCATTGGCCGTATTTCGGGTGCCGGTTGTGTTGGCCTCGAGTGCATTTGCACCGGTGGCCGTGTTGTTGTCGGCCGTGTTGAATTGGAGCGCAGTAAAACCGATGGCCGTGTTGCTGTTGCCGGTGTCGTTGTGAAAGAGCGCAAGAGCGCCGGTGGCCGTGTTGAAGAAGCCGGTTGTGTTGAGATCGAGCGCACCAAAGCCGGTGGCGGTGTTGTTGTCGGCAATGTTGTGGGCGAGCGCATCAAAACCGGTGGCCGTGTTGCTATTGCCGGTTGTGTTGCTAAAGAGCGCACGAGCACCGGTGGCCGTGTTGCCATTGCCGGTTGTGTTGTGATTGAGTGCCCCATTACCCAGCGCCGTGTTGTCTTTGCCGGTTGTGAGCGAATTGAGCGCACCGGCACCCTCAGCGGTGGTGAAGCCTGGATAGTCTCCGTCCGGTGGTGGCTCGAGCGCTCGCGCCGCCAGCGAAGGCGCAAACCATGCCAGGGCGATGGCAACCGGAATGAGAAAAAAACCGCGCCGGGCACCAAACTTTTTGGATTTTATTGTCATCGAAACCTCTCCTTGGTTAGGCACGTGTCCCGTCCGGGGCGACGGCGACCGCCACGGGCTCGAGCCCCGGCGGGGTCGGGATCGGGGTCCCAACCACCTTGTTGGTGGCCGTGTCGATCACCGAAACGGAGTTGGAGTGAGAATTCGCGACATAGGCGAAGGGCGCCGCCGCCGGCCGGCCGCCGAAGGCCAGAGCCAGCACCGCCCCAAAAACGATCAATCGTGCCCAGAAAACGCGACTTCGTACGCTGCCTTGCATCATCCCCTCCCCAAACAAATCCTCTTTAATTGAGGACTATTTTTATTTATTATACTACTTTGCTTGATGATTATA